GACGGGCCACCCAGGAGAAAAGGCGGGAGTATTGTGCAGAAAACCGTAGTTTTGAGTTGCGTTGGTATATTTGTGACTTACATCTATCCCTTCATATGGTTTCTCAGGTATCCCAACATAATCTTATATAAGTCTAACGACTTATAATGTAAGATTGAATGGTTAGAGTACCATTCGCTTACGCCTGCCTTCGGCGGCTTACGAAGGTACTACCATTCTCTTTCCCCCCTCCCCCCAAAATGAAAAACTACAACAACGACAAGAACCGACGCCCACACTTCTCTGGCTTCTGGAGGAAAATCTGGGCCGAGAAGCGTCCACAGATGCAGGCTCACTTGGACGCCCTCAATGCCAAGAAGATGCTCAAGGCGGACGAACGGGTGAAACAGGTCAAAGCCATCACCCACCTTCTCCCGACCGAGCCAATGTCGGCCACCCGTCTGCGTGACCAGGTTGCCGAGAACTGGAACGAGGTCTATGGGGAGGACTTCACTTCAAAGCAGGCGTGGTGTCTCGTCCGCCTGTGCATCAAGAGGGGTCTGTTCAAGAAGGGGTCTGATGGCTTCTACGTCATTTCAGACTTGCCATCAGCCTAGTCTTGGCCCACATTGTCCTGGCATTGATGCTGTCCGACGCAGAGAAAGACCAAATTGACGCCTCTATCGAGAGCGTCAGTGACGTGGCATCTCATCTAATTCAGGGCTACCTTTTTATCGTTATGAGCGAGAACGCCACTACGAAGATGAAGGCAGACGCCGAATGGCTGATGAAGGACGCCAGGGCATTGATGCAGGCATTGGTCACTTTGCGGAGGATGGGCGGGGATGAGTAAGGCCAAACTCAACAAGATTTGGCAGGACTTCATCGCCACCCTGCCTCCAGACGAGGTGAAGAAAATCGTGGAGGCTGGCATCGACCCGCAGGACATACACAAGGCTGACTTGGCCCAGCCATCCCGCTACATCCACGACGACTCGTTCCTGGACGGCAACTCCATCAAGGCTTGGCGTGAGTCCGAGGAAATGGACACCAACAGCATCTTCCCCTATTTGTCCTCCATCATCGCCAAGGTCATCGACGCCCTTGACTGCACCTCCAGCCGTGAAGTCCTGATGCACAACGACTGCATCCGTATCGCCTTGGGCTACCGAAACTACAAGTCTATGTCCGAGGTCGCCAAGCACTACGGCGTCGGTAGGGCCGCCATTTCCCTGCGAGTTAAGAACATCCAACGCCGCCTCCGTCTCGCCCCAAGTATCTATATGCGGAGCGAACAGGTGTGCGTCAAAATCAAGCAGGGGATAAACAAGAAGAAATGAGTCCTTTCTATTTGAAGTTCCACGATGAAGTCGGAGAGGTAATCATCAATCCGAACAGCATCGACAGCATATCCAACGCTGGAGAGTTGTTCAAGCCGTTCAAGACCAGGATTGTCGTCAATGGTTATGACGTCTATGTGACCGAGGAATATTCCGAAGTAACAAAGGCTTTCCAAGATGGGTTGAACGCACTTTGGAACAATAGCCTATGAGCGTCCGCCCCATCGACATCGCAGAACGGCTCGGCCTGTCCAGGCAGACCATCAACGGCTTCATCCGACAGGGGATGCCCGTCTCCAGCATCGAGGATGCCGAGGCTTGGTATCACTCACGGGGGGCCAGACGTGGGGCGGACGCTCTGGAAGCCGAGGTCGTGGAAGATGAGACGACCGACAAGAACTTCGCTGATATCGTCGAACGCCACCGCCAACTGAAGGCAAGGGCGTATGACCAGTACCTCCGTGACCTACGCAACGAGGACACCAACCAGTCAAAGTCCTACGCCACCTACGATAAGTTGGTCAAGACGCTGGTGGCTCTTGAGCGTGAACTGCACGCCCGTAACATCGCCGCCAAGGAATACATCAAGACCCAGACGGCCATCGAACGGTTCGGCAAGGTCGTGCTGTCAATTCGCAACGAACTCACGCAGTTGGCGATGAAGGTGGCTACCAAGGCCAACCCAGACTCGCCTGGGACGGCTATGAAGGCCATCGACGGCGAGATTAACAAGATACTCCTGCGGCTGTCCACACAAGTCGAGGAAGCCGAGGAAAGCGTGGTAGAAACGCCCATCGTAATCACCGAGGAAAACAAGGAGTCCGACCAACCAGATGAGGTCGTCCAAGATGGAGACGAAGTTTGAGAACATCCTCCGTGGACTGCTCGCCCCAGACCAAGACACGGATATCATTGACTGGCTTGAGAAGAACGTAAAGAATGTCCCGTATTCACCTCAACCTGGCCCGTTCAGGGTCGAGTCCACTCCATACCTAATCCCCATCCTTCGTGCCTTACAAGACCCCGAAATCAAAACAATCGTCGTCCAAGGGAACGTCCAGTCAGGTAAATCTATGGTGCTGGAACTGTGGTCGGCGTATGTCCCATCTCGCACGCCTGGCCCGATGCTCCTGCTACAAGACATCGACCTCAACGCCCAAGACTGGCAACAGACAAGGCTCCGCCCTCTATGGGACAATACGCCAGCAACTAGGGACAGAATATCTGAAATCGACCGTAATAAGTGGCACACAACGCAGTTTGAGCGAAATATTACCTGGGTGCTTGGTGCTAATAACGAACGAAACCTCCAGCGGCGTTCAATTCGCTTTCTTGGAGGTGACGAATGTTGGCAGTGGCCGAAAGGACACCTCAAGCAAGCGTTAGCACGCCGAACCGCTTTCGAGTGGCAGGGCAAGTCCGTGTTCGTCTCGCAGGGCGGCGTCGAGGGCGACGAGTTCACCGAACTTTTCAACTCGACCGACCGAGGCGAATGGCACTTCAAGTGCGTGGCCTGCAACGAGCGTCAGCCTTTCGAGTGGGTGCAAATCAAGTACCCTGACGCCGCCAAGACCGCTACTGGCTGGGATTTGGATATGGTTCGTGCCAACACGACCTACGAGTGTAAGTTCTGCAAGCATCAGCACCTGGACAGGAACAGCGTGCGAGCCGAGATGGTTCGTGACCCTGAATATGTCCCTATGAACCCCTCCGCACCGAAGGACAGGAAGGGTTTTCATTTTAACGCCCTGACGATGCTATGGGGTCTTTCCTGGGGCGACCTTGCCGTGGAGTGCATCGAAGCCGCCCAATCGTTCGATAGCGGAGGTGATGAGTCCAAGCGTAGGGACTTCAAGCAGAAGCGTATGGCCTTGCCTTGGAGCGACGAGCCTGACGACGGCAACGGAGAAGTCCTGCCCAGTGGGTATATGATGCAGGAAGAATGGCTTGATGAGGCCGCCAACATCAACGGCAAGGTTCAGCCGCCTCCGTTCACGAAGGAACAGATGGATAACGTCAACTTCGCACGCCTGCGGTTTATGGCGGTGGACGTCCAGCGTAAGGGGTTCTACTGCCTGGTGCGGTCTTGGAGTCACGATGGCAAGTCCCGCCTCATCTGGTGGGGGTATGTGGACACCTGGGAGCAAGTCAGGGCGGAACAGGTAAAACACAAGGTTTCACCCATCTTTACCTTCGTGGACTCAGGCGACGGCCCGAATATGGAGGAAGTGTACCGAAACTGTGCTACCTTCGGCTGGAACGCTACGAAGGGGTCTGGTAACACCGATTTCCCGTGGAAAGTTCAGACGCCTTACGGGATTAAGATGGCCTATCGTCCTTACGCCCCAGCCAAGGTCGTCCAGGTCGGCAAGCAGTCCTGCCGTATGTTTATGTTCTCCAATCTCATCTTGAAGGACACCCTTACCCGCCTCCGAAGGGCTGGACACCATACCTACGCCCAGGACGCAGGGGACGAGTACCGCAAGCAGATGCAGTCGGAACATCGTACCCGCACCGAGGCAGGAAAGCCAATCTGGGTTCAGGTTGGCGACCGACCAAACCACCTGTGGGACTGCGAGACTATCGGCATCCTCCCCGCACTGATGGCCCGTCTTGTGGGCAAGGGTAAGAATAAGAACGCAGTGGACGAAAAGACTGTTGACAAGCCAATCGAACCTACAAGTGTGTAGCCAAGTCTGTATCCCTCTGTTTGTTCGCTGGGTGGCTCTCAAGCGGTCGTTGTTGGCAGGGGGATACAGGCCCATTCTTGACTAAAGGCCAATTACAATATGGCTTTCGTGCATTACAGAGGCTCGACCTCACCCAAGGGTATCTTTATGACCCTGGAGGTGGCTGAGATTGAAGCCATCCGAGCCAAGGCAGTGGCACTTGTCACTGAAGGTAAGACGATTATGGAATACCGTGACAGCGGTACGGATATCCGCAAGGACTGGCCGATTGACCCTCCGACCATCCTTCTTGAGTGCCGCTATGCCCTCCAGATTAAGTTGCCTGAAGTCTATGGCGGCATCGACCGAGTTCGTGTGGGCAATATGCTCAACAACTTCCGAGGTCTTTAATTGCATATGGCGTCTAAAAAAAGCATTGGAAAGTCCAAAGCCTCCAAAGGGGTTGGGCCTAAACTGAAGAAACAGGCCACTGGCGGCCCAGGTATCTTCTCTAATTTCGAGTCCGCAAAGTTCTCGAACAAGCGTTCTTGGATTTGGTCGTCTTGGCCGACCGATTTCAAGAAAACGATGACGGTTTTCGACCGTCTGGAAACCACCCGCAAGATGCGGTGGATGGAACTGAACGCAGGCGTCGTTCGTGAAATCCTGGCTAATATGGCGATGTATGCCGTCGGTTCTGGCATCAAGCCGAAGGCTCGCACTGGCGACTCGATGCTCGACAAGAAGTACGAGGAAGCCTTCGACGAATGGGCTTCCGTACCCTGCGACATTACGGGCCGCTTTAATTTTTACGAACTCCAGCACATCATCGCCCGTCTAGTCTATCGTGACGGCGAGTGCTTCCCCATCAAGACCAAGAACGGTGCTGGCGAACCCTGCATCCAGTTGCTTGAGTCACACCGCATCGGTAGCAATCAAAGTGGTGCTCCCCCGCCCAATGAGGTGGATGGCATCCATTTCGGCCCATATGGTAAGCCTGACTGGTATAACGTAATCAAGTCTGACGGCTCCAGCCGCCGTGTTCCTGCCAACGCCGTGATGCACGTTTATCAGCCTGAAGTCGCTTCGGGTGCGAGAGCGTACAGCCCCCTCCAGCACGCCATCAACAACATCGTTGATATGCTGGAAATCGTCAGTCTTGAGAAGTTTGCGGTCAAGATGAACAGTGACGTCACCCGCACAATTACCCGTGAAACCGCACAGTTTGACGGGGCACAGTCCGACTTTGAAGCGTTCGGTATGCGTCCCCAGGATGTGACTGGAAACGGACTTACCGACCCGAACGAGGCTTCGACCTTCATCGGAGGCAAAATCCTAGCCCTTGCACCTGGCGAGAAACTTGAGTCCTTCGTGTCCAACCGACCGAACCAGACCTTCAACGGCTTCATCGAGTATCTCGTCCGTGACTCCGTTGCTGGCGTCCTGCCCTACGAGTTCATTTACGACCCGTCCGCCGCCTCTGGTGCTTCGATGCGTCTCATCGTCGCCAAGGCCGACCGAGTTTTCCAGCACCTCCAGACCGTCCTGATGAACCGTTTTCTTACCCCTGTCTGGGGTTACGTCATCGGTAGCAAGATTGCCTCTGGCGAACTGCCTTCCTGCGAATACTGGAACAAGGTCGTCTGGACTACCCCGAAGCGTGTCACAGTCGATGCTGGCCGTGATGCGGCCCAGAACCGAGCCGACATCGAACTCGGCATCAAGACCATCGGTGAAAACTGCCTGGAAGAAGGCGAGAACTTCAACGAAATGCTCCGTCAGCGTGCCTGCGAAGCGAGGGCTTATGTGGACGCCGCCAAGGAGTTCGACATCCCGCTTTGGATGCTCATCAAGCCTACCAACGTCGCTCTGGCCGACATCACCAGCGAAGAACCTGGTGAGGAAGGCGAAGAAAAGGATGAGGACGTTGACCTCGATGAAACCGAGGAAAGCGACGAGACTGAAGACTCCGAAGAAACCTCCGAACCTCAGGACGAGGACGAATAATCTATTATGCGAAACCTTATCCACGCCCTTAAAACCAGCAAGCGACTGATGATTAGTCCTTCGCTTGCGAAGGCTTACGTCGAAAGCGTCGGTGAACTGAAGATTACCGCCGAAACCAAGGCCGCAGACGTCAAGGAAATCTTGGCTATGATGTTCGGTGAACCTCCTGAAATGGAGATTGTAGGTAAGACCGCAATCATCCCTATCAAGGGCGTCATCGGTCGTGGCCTGTCTGAAATCGAGAAGATGTGCAACGCCGTCGATGTGAACGATATCACCCAGAACCTACACGATGCCATCCACAATGAAGCGGTCGAGAAGATTGTCTTCGACGTGGACAGCCCTGGCGGTAACACCGACGGACTTGAGGAACTTGCCGAGAAAATCTATAACTGCCCCAAGTTCACCGAGTCTTTCAGCGAGAACGGAGTCCACTCCGCCGCCTACTACCTGGCTTCCCAAGCCAAGCGTTTTTCTATCACCAAGTCTGCCGAGGTAGGCTCTGTCGGCGTGTTTATGGCCTTCCCTGATGTCTCCGAGGCTTACGCTATGGAAGGCGTCAAGATGGAGGTCATCCAGTCTGGCAAATACAAGGCTATGGGTATCGAAGGCACTAGCCTTTCCGATGAACAGCGTGCATACCTTCAGGAAGACGTGAACGAAGGCCACGCCGAGTTCAAGGCCGCCGTCAAACGCCGCCGTAGTTTCGTCAAGGACGAGGATATGGAAGGTCAGTCCTTTGGTGCTAAGAAAGCCGCTGAAAAGGGTTTCGTGACTGGTATCGTGGATAGCATTGGTAGCGTCATCATCTCGGACTACGCTTGACATAAGGCCATTGGCAATAATCCGCTATGTCGTCCATCGAAGAACGTCTCAATTCCCTCAAGGAAGCCTTCCTTGGTAAGTCGGCGGAAGCCGAAGCCAAGGCTCTTGAGGTCAACGCCCTGACCGCTAAGGTCGAGGAACTCACCGCCTCCGTCGCCGCTAAGGAAGCCTTTGCCGCCGAAGTCGCTGGTAAGGTTGCTTCCCTGGAAGCCTCTCTCAAGGACGCCGTGGCTAAGGCCGAGGCTCTGATGAAGGAAAAGGAAGCCATCGAAGCCTCCTTTGAAACCGCTGGCAAGAAGGCCGCTAAGATTGCCGCCTCCGTCGGCGTCGAGCCGCTTGAAGTCTCGCCTGCCGTCTCCGCTTCCGAAGCCAAGACGGATGACGAAATCGCCCAGGAATGGGCCGCTATGAAGCAGAAGGACGCCAAGGCCGCCTCCGAGTTCTACACCAAGAACCGTTCGGCCATCCTGCGTGCCTCTGGCCTTCGCTAATCTTTCACCCTAAACTCACCCTAAACTACTATGTCTAACGCTATTGGGGGCCTAACCCTCCAACTCGTCGCTGAAGAGTCCCTGCGGACGCTCGTCCCGCAACTCCAGCCTCTCACCAAGATTGCCGTCACCGACTTCGGAGCCTATGTTGCCGAACGTGGTACGACCGTCCACACTCGCTACGCTGGCAAGTTCACCGCCGCCAACTACGACCGAGCCACTGGCTTCGTCGCCTCGGATGCGGTGTCCACCGACGTTCCCGTGACTCTGGTTGACCAGAAGCACGTCACCGTCGCCTTCACCGACTACGAAGTTGCCACGCTTTCGCTGGAACGCCTCCGCCGCCTCTTTATGGCTCCGATGGCTAACGCCGTCGTCAAGTCCCTGTTCGACCAGGTTCTCGGCAAGGTTGATAACTCCTTCGACGCTGGTTACAACGGCACGCAGGCTGGCTTCAACCGCCTCGCCGTCTCCAACATCGCCAAGAGCCTGACGCTCGCCAATCTTCCCCAGGAAGGTCGTGCGGCCCTCGTCTCCCCCGATGCCTACCAGCAGTTGATTTCCGACCCCGTTATCGCCCAGGCGTTCTCCATCGGTACGTCTGACGTCATCCGTGGCAACCGCCTCGGTATGATTCACGGTATCGACTTCTACGAATACAACGGCTTCGATGCCGCTGGTCTTGAGGCTGGTCTTAACGGTGTTGTCTCCTGCAAGGAAGGTCTTGTGGTTGTCACCCGTGTTCCTGCCGCCCCGACCACTGGTGGTGGCGAACAGACCATCGTTACCGACCCCGACAGCCAGTTCTCCTACGCTCTCCGCTACTGGTACGACTGGTCTGCTGGTCTGCACAAACTGTCGGCCAACTGGCTCATCGGTTCGGGCAAGGGCAACCCCGACGCCCTCCAGAAGATTACCTTCGCCTAAGGTTTCTAGGAGGGGCAAGTGTCCCCTCCGACGCACAATGCAGAGAGGCCCATCCCATAAGGGGTGGGCTTCTTCTTTTTTATATTCCAATCCTTGACCACGGGCAATTGGTATGGCCGACATTTGGGCAGAGTTCGCCGCTGATGCGGCTTCCATTCTCACGGAGATTGGCAAGGACGTTACCATTAAGGCCGTACCTGGCGGAACCCCTGTCGCCGTAAAAGCGATGATTACTCAGCCTATGGTCTTGCAGGATATGGAGACTGGCGGCTTCCTCAATCAGACTACATTTGAGGTGAAGGTTTTAAAGTCGTTTGCCGACGCTAATCCTGGCCTTGTCGTTTATGGCAACATCGTCAAGTATGACGGTCAGGAATACCGAATTGTTGCTATCGCCAACAGACCCCCTGCGGCTTGGGTTATCGCCCGTGTCCAGACGAAGGAACAATGAACACCCCTTACGGGCATATTAAGGTAAAGAAAGGCGTAGTAGTTAATCTCCAGCAGTTCAGGCAGACTCTTGGGGCTTACTGTATGGTTATGGGCGGAAATGCCGCAAAACTTCTCCAGAGGCAGGCAAAGTTGTTCTGTGAAGATATGCAGGACTACACCTTCCCTACATCTCCAGATGGCTCATTCGGGCAGGATGGCCGTTCCAGGTCTGCACAACGTAATGGTACGGACAGGGTTCGCAGTCAGATTGAGGGGATTTTTATGCCCTTGGCTTACGTCGGTGCTGGTGCTATTTTAAAGCATAACAGCGAGTCTATCTTTGCCGCCTGGATTGGTGCTAAGAAAAAAATCCCAGACCCTAAAATCCCAGACTGGCTATTAAACGGAAGTCTTTATGGCCCCGCCAAGGGAAAGAGCCTTTGGACAAGGTTTAGTGAATGGGAGTATGCCAAGAAGCAGTCTGGAGTTTCTAGTAGGATTGACTTATCCACATATTACAAGGGGGATATTAAGGGTATCCACGAACGCACTAGGGGTGGAAACAAAGTTTCCACTTACTTTGAAAAGATGAAAGACGCCTCAGAAAGCGGAAAACTGAGCGTTATTGGTGATACTGGAACCGAAATCTTGGCCTACTCTAAGCGTGTAGAACGCAGGGTCGGTGAACTAAAATCAGCCTGGTATGCGGCTGGTAATACTCTTGGCCGTTTCAAGTCAGCCGCCTGGATTAAAGGCAATCAATGGGGTACTGGCATTCTGATAAATCAACTTAGCAATAGCACACTACCCTCAGTAACAGTAGGAAACTCAAAGCAAGGACTACATACTGCATCAATAGATTGGTACAAATATGCAGTTAATTACAGGGCTTACGCTATGCGTGTTGAGATGTATAATAGGCTTGTTAAGACTGGCAACGCCGATATGCTTTTCCATCTGGCCTCACACCACGGAATTGGTGGAGGCTTCCAAATCTCCCTACCACCGTGAGTTACCTAATGCGTTCAATCATCGAGGATAAGGTTTCGGCCTACCTCGCAACCTACATCACCGATACCACCGTCGTAAAGGGTATCACGGATAGCAATCGAACGGTTCAGACTATCATCGTGTATGCGTCTGAGGCTATGCCACCCAGGGAACTTGGGGCTACCCCACTTGGCAATTATAACGTCAAACTTGATATCTACGTCTATTCTTCGGCTGATGACGACACCCTTGAACAGCACAGGGAAAGGGTTTCAAAGGTACACGGCCTTATGTCAGATTTGACGGCCTTAAAAGACCTCTGGAACGTCGGTGATGGTCAACTTTATGCCTGTTGGATTGAGTCCGACGAGGAAGGGATGCAGAGCCGAAACTACGGCAATAAGATTACTTACACCCTTATCGCCTGTCTGCCCCCTGCTCCTTGACATAAGGCAATAGGCATACCACTACTGCTATGGCACTCAACGAGTTTGGAGAAGCACTCATCTTTGGCCCTTACGGAACCGTCACTGGACTCGTAGTTCAGTCTGACTCTTGGACTGTTCGTTTCGGCCTTGATGTCGAAGTTATGGACGAACAGGGTCGAGTCATTACCAATCGCCTTGACGACGAGCGTAATGAAATCACCATCGAAGGAGTCATTAAGGTCATTGACTCTGTTATGCCTGGTGACACCCTGACCTATGACGCTATGACGTTTATCATCAAGGAAGTGACCGACCGTGGCTCCAACCAGGAGTACCGCAAACTGTCCATCCGAGGCGTCAAGTACCAGGAAATCGCCTAAAATGGACGGCGGCATCGACAGCCGCTTCAGCCAAGCCGTAAAGACTTCAATCCTAGAGGTTGAGGTCTGCGGTCGTGTTCTGAAGCCTATGTGCCTGCGGCATAGGCTCATTCTGCAAGAAATCGACTCACCTC